CTCCTAGAAACCTCCGCAGGGTGATAGGGATCACCCAGAACACCGGTTAAACCGGTGTCCGCCACCTACGTTTCATGCTAACCGACGTAGGACGGCCAGCACGTTCAAGATGCTGCTCATCCTCGAAAGGAATTTCACGAGGAGGCAGTGTCTTCATTAACGCACCAAGATCAGAAGCTACCGAAGTAGGTATCTTCTCTTCTAATTCCCACCCCAGAACCACTGGGGTATGGAGATTAGGGTCTACTCTTGTATTCACTCTTGTAGAAAGAGTAAATGGTAAGAGAGACCAACGTGCGAGAATGGAGGATCTAACTTCCGGACTTTCCCAAGGGTCCGAAAGCCTGACTTGAACCGTGGGATAGAGCCTGAGGATGGGCTCCAACCACTTCTCAATCCAGGACGCCGTCTGCCACAAACCGGCCAGGTATAACCTGTTCCGGAGTGAGACAGTCGACTCGATCTCACGAACGTGCCTCCGTGACGTAGGGAGTCCAACGTAAGTATCGGTGTTAACGATACTACGCACACGAGTGATAGAAACATCTTCACCCATGTAGAACTCTCTTCCACAAGACTCTCTGAACCTTCCGGTCCAGAAAGACTTTGCGGTATTGACTTTAAAGCCAAACAGCTCTAAAGCCTCCGTCACGGACTGCGCATAGTGTGTGGGGACGATAATATCATCCCCATACACGCGCACCTTATCACGTAAGAGATAGATATCTCTACGTGTGAGCGGTCTATTGAGCTCTTTTTCTATACCGATAAAAACTACGGTCATAAAGACCATAGCTTCAATCGGAAAGGTGAGAGCTGAACCCATAGACGCGAACTTGGAAAGGCGAATAACACCTTTTCCAGGTACATCAGCTTTGCGAGAACGAGTTGCGTCTAATGCCTCACCAAAATGAGGGAAATTAGACGCTAACAATCTCACAAGCTGATTGGAAACGCGATCGGAAGCCTCACTCAAATCGAGTGTAGCTAAGCTACCCGTGAGGGAGCCAACCATGGCCAGTCGGCGGTTAACCGACTGATCATCGTATCCGAACATCGGGGAAACAAGATTGTCTCTCCGAATTTCCGTAACAAGACGATCTTTCACTCCTTGTTGCATGAACTGCATATAGGAGGGTTCGATCGCAATGATACGGGGCGTTTTCAGTGTCTTAGGAACTGAAATAACCCTAACGGGTCGCTCAGTCCCAGGTTCACGGAAATCAACACGGTCGAGATGAGGATAATACCTCCAACTTGGAAGTGCATATTCCACGAAAGGGAATACGCTCTCCAGTCTCTCGGACCACTCACTGAATTCGAATTTCGCGTTTCCGCGGACTCGATCGGCGGTGGCTCCAGGACCGTGCTTTGGGATAATGAAGGGCCATTCAGGGTTTGAAACCCTGGATGATTCCTCTTGGTCATCATAGAGAGCCTTATCGACTCTCGAGAGAACCTCATTCCAAAGGAGACCCGAAATCTGTCCGAATTTAGATTCTTGCGAATCTGTTCGAGCAGAGTCGGATCGCTTGACTTCCGCTTCACAATCGACAAATCCCCTCATAGCTGCGTCCCACCTCTTTTGGGAGGCGGGAACCTCAATTTTGCTGAAAAACAGCGTAAGCTGCCTGACAGCAAAAATCGCATCTATGTCGGGGCAGTCGACCAAACGGCCGCTCAAAGGATCGAAAATGAGCTGAAGGAAACCTCGCAAAAATGCGGGGAGACCTGCATGTCTCTTGAAACCAAGAAACATGTCGTCAGCTACATAACCAAGGTCCAGGCCTCTTTCGAGGTCTTTTCCAAAGTTAGGTAAGGTAATTCCTAAAAAGGAAAGACCCTCACCTTCGATCCGACGCTCGACAGTTAAACTGTCGCGCGCGGTGCTTACGCAGCATGTATCGCCCAATTCCTGGGCGAGTACACGCCAGAGCATCGTAAGGCTTTTCATCCATCCCTCCAAACGTGAGGTAGTGGAATCCATAGCCATGATCGGGAGCCTTAATGGATCCCTTTCCGATACTCAGACGACTGGCTAGCTTTCGCTAGACAGCACCTTCGTCACGTTGGCGTCGGTGCACCAACCCAGCAGACCCTTGACATGAGTCAAGAGTTCTGCGTTGCTGTACGACGAATCGGCGAGCTCATCCACAACGAGGTACGCAGCAGCGTCAACCTCGCGTGAACGATTCGCGTCGAAAACGTCCGCAGCAACCTTGCTGGTATCGAGTCGAACGACCCGACGCACCCGACCACGCTGAGTGGTAGAGTGCGAGATCGTCAGAGACAGGGTCTCGTCACCATTGGTGTACGAGGCAGTCCTGTCCCCGACCTTCACACGCGGAAGCGTGTTAGGGTTCGAGTCGAGAGTAACAGTCTGAGGATCGGCAAACATGGCAATGCTCCTTTGTGGGTAGAAGTCCACACTAGGGTAGTATGGACAGCGAGCAGCGATATACATATATCGCTGAGAAGCTGGAAATTACCAGCCTACTTTGCTCCCCTTGGATAAACCAAGGGCAACAAGAATGGCCCACTGACGAGGAGAAAACTCCTCGACAGTTAGGCCAAATCCGTAAGGCGTCGCTCTCCTTCGCAGTTTGGACTCGGTAGAAAACCGCTGCCAACCTGTATAGGGAATCGAACCTGCGCCTTGGCGCAGACGAAGCCCGGAGATAGAGTAGGTTTTTGTCGTGGAACTATGTTCCATAACGAAACCATACTTCATGACGAGGCCGTCGGTCAGGAGCATAGAGATATTAGACATAATATCTCCCATGCTTGTAACCCAATCGGCGGCCCAAGACCAGGGCGTGAGATTCCAGATTACCTCTGGAGTCGGGAGGATACCATACAGATGATTATACTTCTGCATGAGATCTTTCAACTTTCCCATATCATTCTTAGAAACAAGAGATGGATATGAGAAAGCCCCCGAAAACCATTGCTTCCGAGAAACCTCGGTAACAAGAGTTTTCTGCGCACTGGCATATGATGCGTAATGACTAGTGGGAAGTGAGGGGAAGGGTGTCGCGGACCAACCGGTCCCCAACACAACTCTCTCCACACTTGTCACTGGATCGGGTTCATATCTTCTGCGTACCCATCTGCCTGCATCACGCTCGTACTGAGCCAAAATTCTATTGGCCTCACGTACAGTGTGATGCAGTTTCCGAAGATCGGATAGGAGGGGCTTAATACCGAATTCATAATTCAGGTATTCAGACCCAACATCAGATGGTTTCTTACCGCGAAGGGCTTGCAATCCCGTTATGGCAGGTAAGCCATCTCGGTAGAGCTCACCCAAAGCAGTAAGAACAGAAGCATGAGGCTTTGCAGGAGACACAGCAGCAATAGCTTTTGTGCCAAATGCATCCAATGAGGAGTCAGAAGATTCCTCATAAGGAGCCCATGGAGATCGAGGAGAGGTAGACTTATAGTCACCACTCGTCTGTGCTGGCAATAAAGAGCCAACATAAGACCGATACCTGGGATGAACGTAATTCGAAATGAATACATCATAATCGATGTTCCCATCTTCGTACTTACGATCCCTTATGATTAAGGGACCACCCCAGTGTACAGCTCGAAGAACCCCTGGATTCGTCTGGCGCAAATGCTGACCAGCACGCATCCAAGCAAGGTGTTGATTATCATGGATAATCTTACCACCTTTGAATTCATAAGGACCAGAAGAGTAAGCAAAGACTTCTTGAGAGAAGCCTTCACCACTCCTCACAATCACGGGATAATCTCGTGATCGTGTCCTAGTGAATTCATGCGATTCCATTACGCAACTCCCTTACGGAAGACACAGGTCCGGCTTTTCGGTATAACCGGAAAACCCAAAGGGTCCACCGGGCGAAGGGCAGAGAACAAACGTTCTCTGCCCCTCTACCTGTGACAGTGTGGCTGTACAAACCAAGTGCTCGTAAGCACCGGGGGGCTCCATTGGGG